GCGTGCCCATTCAACACTTTGAATATCACGCTTGTCCCTATAATATAGATCGTGATTTCCAGGAATAAAATATACTCGATCAAAGTTGGCATTCATGTGCTCCAGCGCCCGTAGGCTGTAGTTCAGTGTGACAATGTTTAGACTGGCTCTGTTGTTGTGCCAGTCACCAAGGAACATGCAGGTCTCGCAACCTTCCTCTCGGGCTTTGGTAGTAGCCCACTTCACAAAGTTTAGGCAGTCCTCATTGTGAGTGGTGCTGTTGGATTTCAGTCCAAAGTGGATGTCAGTAAAGATCGCGGCTTTGCGGAATAGATTAGTCATTGATACAGTTTACAGGTAATTTTCAGATAGGTCAATCACATCCGGCAATAGACTTGATGTAACTTTGTATCTGCAACGGTTGTTGATCAACCCAAAATTGAATAAAATCGTAAGTGATTAGTGGACCTGGAAATCCCAGATGGGTTTGTATCAATTGATAGGTTGATTTAAATTTTGCAGAATTTATAACATCCTTGAAAAATACTGTTAGTAGCCTTGAATCAGATATTGTATTTGCATATGTGATTTCCATGTGGTGATTGTCGGGAATCACAAATTCCGGAATCACGTCAGACACAGAATTTTTAAATTCTCCCATCCACTCAGTTATAGCCCGATCACCGTGTGTTCTTGGTAAAAATCTTATAATTTTACAATTCTTAAAAGTATCAAGTATCATTTGCATGTGATGATCTCGATACAAGTGAGTGGAAAATAGTAAACAATCCATCTTTGACCAGTGTGTCGAGTTTGATGACAATATGTCTGCAAGGGCATAAAAGTATTGCTCATCAAATTTCAATTGATTGGCTTGCCATAGTTTGTTTGTGTATTTTTGGTCAGATCCTTTAAATATGACCTGTCCCTTGCTGCTAATACCTTTAAATCTTGCTCCAGTTTCAACATAGTGAAAATTCACGATACTGGACAGTAAATCCCCGGCACAACCGACAGGATATACTATCCAGGTGCAAGGATCATTGGGCCCAAAATCAACGCCGTCAACAAATCTCTCAAGGTCTGGATTGTAATGTATCATTCGTCTAGTGTGATTACGACCGGACTAGCGGCTTTGCGGAATAGAGTAGTCATTGATATATTTTACAGGTATTTGTCCACTAGGTCGATCACATTGGGCCAAAGATCTCTGAATTTTTGATGATTGTAACGATCGTATGCATTGACCTGGGCAAGGAACATGTCCAGTGTGATTTCTGTTTTCTTAGTAGACTGTTTAAGTTGATCCAGCAATGAATCTACCCCCTGCATCGGGTAAAAGTTTCTATCTTCAGGATGCAAATTCTCAAGATGCCATTGTTGTGCTAACTCAAGTTGTTCTGCGGCTTTCTGACAGATAATTTCGGGCATGTTAAATACATTCATGCTTTGGTTGTCATTGATTGGGAATATATTGATTTTTTTGATTCCTAACCTGTGCAAAGTTTTTATAGTATCCACTATGTCAAACGCACTGAACATTCCATATACAAAATTAACTGATATCGAGTCATTCCAGTGTTGATTGATATATCTGATATTTTCTTCAATCTGATTCCAGTCAGCACCATTACGCACATAATTAAATTTTGCACCAGTATTTTCAAGACTCACATTCCAACTCATGCTTTCTCTAGATTTTTTTAATAAGTCAGAGATACATGGAAGTTTGGGCAAATTGTAGTTTAAATTAGTGATCACTGTGATTTTGCATTGTGGTGATAGTCTTTCTAGCAGTTTATAGTTTTGTTTCATCAGCATGGGTTCACCACCTACTAACATAATTTCATTAAGCTGATGAGATCTGTCTAAGATCCAATTTAACAAATCATCTTGATAGTTTTTGGACACTGAACTACGTTTAATTCCATCGCGATTTTCCCAAACGCTACTAAAAGTCGGTCCACAATATACACATCCGATGTTGCATGCATTGTTCCAAAATACTGTTAAAGTTTTTAGTTCAAATTGATCAACGATAATTTCAGGGTAAAATAGATTGTAATGCTGTTTTAGAGTAGCAAGTCCTGATTGAGATTGATTGTTGATACAGTCTTGACAATTTTTTAAATCTGGTTCCCCACTGAGCATTCGTTGTTGTATTTGTTTAAGTGAATCAGACTTGATCACATCATCCATACTGATTTGATTTAAATTACCTAAAGATATCTTACCGGCACAACAAGTCCGAACATGACCATCTTCTCGAACAGTCAGACCAGTCCAAGGTGCTGTGCAATATACTTTTTGTGTTGCAGTCATTCGTCTAGTGTGCTTACCACCGGGCCACTCATAGCTTCCATGCTGTGTTTGCCGGAATTCTGTCTAGTCCATGATGGATTAAGTCCGTTCATCTCCAAGATATCATCACGGATGTTCTGCATCTTTTTCTCGATGTTCAAGATACGAGTAAAACTATTGGTGATAGCAGCGGTGTAATAAGCAAATGGATTCTGTGATTTGGATTCATCAAACTGCAATCCAATCTGACTCAACTGTAGCAGGGCCTGCCCGCGCATCTCTTCGTTGTAAGTGTATCCGCGCCAGTTTGATCTTGTGGCATAGCGTTCACAAAGTTTCATAAACATTTTTGCCAAGGTGCGGGTCATCTCTCCGTGATCCTTGGAGAACTCTCCGGTTTCTAAATCACCCCGCCAATGGCTCTTGCCAACTAGCACGGGTTCTTTTTTGTCATCCACACGATAGTGAAAGAACGGAGGAAAGTTCACTCGCATGTGTGTGGGATCCAAGATTACTTCGTCTACCAATCCTGCTAATGGATCATCTTCTACGGCATCTTCTAGTTCTAATAGTTCTTCCAATTTGCGCTTTTTGGCAGCGGCCTTGGTGATCTTTTTAGGTGCCATGGGTATGTGTTCCCAGGTCATCACACGGAAAACTACGTCTGTATTGGGTATTTTCTTGGGATCTACAATCTCACCAGTTTCACGTTTGATGCGATCTGCACGGTTACGGCGTGCCTCTGCTGTGGTTTTTTGATTGATCTTGCTCACACTGGGCAAGATGATGTCGTATTGGTGGTCTAGATCAGGATTGATGTAGGCACAATAGTTTTTCTTGCTGAGGTGTATTTCTTTGAGAATATCTCTGTTGTTGAGATAATTGGTTTTTGGTGTTGCTCTTGCGATGGTGGCCATCAGGGCGGATCCTTAAAGTAGTATTTATTATAACACATTTTGAGGGTTTGTCAATGGTTATAAACTGGGCAGATTATTTTTTGGGTAAATAAACGCATGGACTCTACAAAATTAAAATTAGACTATATTGAGTTTGCCGAGGTGGACGACATCTGGGTTCGTGCCTACTCGGTTAAAAAATCCCACACCGTGATTGGTCAACATGTTCATGTTCATGATCACATCACGTTAGTATCCAGTGGAAGTGTGCGTGTTTGGCAAGATGATACAGAACCGACAGAATTTCATGCTCCTGCAATCATCACGATTCCTGCAGGCAGCAGGCACAAATTCATGGCTCTCACAGACGATGTAGTGCTGTGTTGTTTACACAATCTACGTGGCACTGGATTAGAGATTCCAGAATCAATCCGTCAGACGGAGGTAGAACATGCCATTTGATTTTATAACCGACTCATTTGATATTGGTGATGCTGCAACCTCATTCAATGCAGCCGAACTCACAGGACTTGATTCAGCATCTGCGGCGTTTGAAGCCGGTATTACAGACGCTAATGCTTTTGATTTTGCACAAGGCCCGGATGGATTTTTAGGATCTGCCATACCCGGCGCAGGCGGCGAACTTGGTGTAGAAGGTTGGTATAACGTCGATTATGATCAAACATTTTTTGGATCAGATACTCAAGCTGGCTTGTTCGACGGTGGTGGCGGGGTCGATTCTGACCTATACAATGGTGGCACATTTGAAGGCGGTAGGGGCATTGGTGATGCAGTCGCCGTTGATGGCGGGTTTGCATACGACTACGATACTCGAGAAGTATTTAATGCAACTGATGCCGCAGCTTCAGTTGATATCAACGCCACGGCTGCCGAGACTGCACGTCTAGATAGGTTTAATGAATTTGGACTTCCGGTTTCTGAACCTGGCTTTGTAGATCAGATCACAGGAAAAACTGCATTGTTTGCGGACCAGATCAAGGCCGCAGGAGCCAACGCGGTGAGCGGTCTTGGCACACAAATCCAGGCCGAACTACCTAAACTCGTAGCCCAGGCAAAACAACAAGCGATAGGACAAGCAGTTGGTGCAGTAACTGGTGTTGTAAAATCAACCGTGGCCAAAGCATTGCCCGGGCCTCTTGCCGCAGTAGCTAACAATGTGGTCGACAGAGCAGCCAATAGCACAGCGTCTGCTTTTGGTGCTACACCAGTCTCGGGCGCCGTTGATCTAACCGGCGGCGGCGGAGATACTGCAAACCTTAGTCCGGGCCAAGTTGCTGCATTAGGTGGCGGCGGCGGCGGTGAAATAACTGCTGCAGGACTTATAGATACAGCAGCAACCAACATAAGGAATTACGGCAACCAACTGTATTCCGACACAGCCCGAGGTGTGCAATCTTTTGCAGCTGGTGTAGTAAGTTCTACTACCGCAGATGGACAAAATGCTGAGGCTGCAGGAATCGCTACAACTGATGCTAGATCAGCTGCATTAACTCCCGAAGGCATAGCCGCAGCGCAAGCCTCAGATTATGCCGCTGAAGAATATTCAAGAAGATTACTTGCACAAAGACAACAAGTTTTAGCCGCACAACGTAAAATATCCGACAACGGTGATTGGCGTGTGCGACTTACATTAGCACCTGGATCGGATTATCTATACAATGATCCTACACTTCAAGCAGATGGCACCAATGGTATCTTATGGCCACTGAAACAAAGCGGTGGAGTGATATTTCCATATACTCCTAAGATCTCCACAAGCTACAATGCTGAATATACTCCGACCAGTCTCACACATAGTAACTACAAAAACTATTTCTATCAAGGCAGTAATGTAGGTGAAATTGGAATTACAGCCAAGTTCACAGCACAAGATACCATGGAAGCACAATACCTATTGGCCGTGATACATTTCTTCCGCTCAGTGACCAAGATGTTCTATGGGCAAGATGCACAACGAGGAGCTCCGCCTCCCTTGGTATTCCTCACAGGGTTCGGGCAATTCCAATTCCAAAATCATCCTTGCGTGGTCAGTAAATTTGGATACGATCTGCCGGAAAATGTTGATTATATCAGGGCACGCAGCGTGAATGTGAATGGTATGGATCTACTTACCAGACGAGACCGCCCAATGGCCGTGCCCGGTGATCCTATATCGGGTGCTTACAAGAGACTGGCAGATTTATTTTCTGGACAAGGCATTAACAAAGGAGCTCAATCAAATTCATCTCCTACTGGATTACCGTCACCGCCTTCATTAGGACAATATAATCCCACTTATGTGCCTACCAGCATAGATATCAGTCTAACATTGTTACCAGTTATGTCAAGAAGTCAAGTTAGTCAGCAGTTCAGTTTGAAGAAATTTGCCAATGGGCAACTAATTTCAGGAGGGTTCTGGTAATGGCCGTTTACGATAGCACCAGTGCTTATTTTACAACTGGATACAGTCAGTTTTTCTTGGATGTGATGACCAATCGGTCTATACCCAAGCAAAGCGATGACCAAGTGATGATAATCACACAAACATATCAATATAGACCAGACCTGTTGGCTTTTGACTTGTATGGGCATGCCAATCTATGGTGGGTATTCTATCAAAGAAATCCCAATACATTGGCAGCACCGCCTTTGGATTTTGCTGCCGGGGTGCAGATTTATCTACCTAAAATAAGCACACTACGCAGCGTGTTAGGATTTTAATCATGGCATTAACTGAAAGACAAGGACTAGAGCTGGATCTTGCAGATGTTAACGAGCAGATCGCACTGGTCGTAAGTCAAATCAGGTCTACGCAAAATTCAAGTTTATTTTCGGCTGCTGAGAAAGAAACAAGACTGGCTACTCTCCGAGCTGAATTGGCAGCATTGCAAACTCAGCAAAGCAGATTGATTGCAGCGTTGAATCAATTAAATCTCAATGACCGGCGCAATACCAGCAGCGCCGCCGACATTGTATCACAGGGTCAGGTAGCTCGAGATGATAATGCCAATCCACAATCACCTGCACCACCTACCCAAAAAGTAACAGCAGCAGATGGTAGAATCGTTGACCGAGGCACTGTTTCTGATACCAATGCTACAAAAACTGCTACCACAGAAAATGGAGCAGTAGATACCGGCACCAATGCCGAGGTTCGTAAATTAAGTGTAACACAGTCCATTCCATCCCCGGCACAGTCAGGACCACTCAAATCTGTTCCTGCCCAATCAGTAGTTTCGGCACAAAGCCAAGAAGCAGGAATCTATGCCAGTAACAGTGGCGGCGGCAGCGGTATTGGATCAACCAACGAAGACGGTTCACAAAAACCATCTACCTTTACACAAAATCTCTTAGACAATCTCTATGGGTCAAACAACATTGTTGCCGAAGAAAATGTCTTAGATCAATATCCCAGTTACACATATAATCTCAGCTGGTATCTACTGAGTCCCACCAGTTATACGGATATCTTGTCAGCAAAAAATCGTGGCACATCGGGTCGTTATCTCTTGGCTCAGAGTGGTGGTGCACCTGTGCAAAATGCATCTCCTACACAATCAGGAACAGTAGGAGTGGGTCGCAATCCTAACTTCTATCTTGATTACTACCTTGATGATTTTTTTGTAGATATCCTTTATTCGGGAACTCCAGGGTCTCGTGGTGCATCGGCATTGAGTGAAATTGGTTTTACTGTGACTGAACCAAATGGTATTACTTTGTTGCCAAATCTCTATAGTGCGATCACAGATTTATATCAAGCAGAAGGTATAACAAGTTCAGAAGAAGTGAATTATGCAGCAGCCCACTTTTGCATGGTAATAAGATTTTATGGATATGATGCCAATGGAAATCTCATGTTGCCGGTGACTGGAAAAGTTGCTGGGTCTGCTGACAACTACGCAGTGGTTGAAAAAGTAATCCCGTTTCTGATTAGCTCAATTGATTTCAAAGTGGCAAACAAGTTAGTTGAATACACAGTCAAGGCAATAAGTCCAGGGCAAGCAACTGGTCTCAGCACCGACCGTGCTAGTATTCCAAATAATTTTCAATTCCAAGGAGCAACAGTGAATGAAATGTTAGTGGGAGGGGTGCAGCAACAAACTGTGGCTGTGTTAGATGAAGGCCGTGCCGGCGGCGATGGAACCTGGAGCGTATAATGGCAACTAATGGTGGTTTTGGAGCAACAACTAATCCGACTGTGGTAGCTCGTGCAGCTTCGGCTGCGGCAGCAGCAGCACTGGCTGCTCAAAAAAATAATAATAATGCTCCGGCAAAAGCCGACTCTGCTTCTAAAGGTGTAACAAATGTAGGAACAGGATTGTGTGCAGCTCTCAATCTTCATTATGCCAAAGTCCAACAGAACACTCCGGGATATGTGCCAGATGTGTATGAGATTAACTTTGTAGCAGGGTTAGGCGGTGCTAAGATGGCAGTTATAGGATCCAAAGACAAATCATTGTCGGGGTCGTCAACTTCTAACAATCCTAATAATCGATTGAATCCTGACAAACAAAATTTTGTTCCAGGTGTGAGAACAAGAGGAGCCACAGCTGGTCAACAGATCGTGCAGTTTATTGACCAGGTCATGCGTAGCAGCACTTATATTGCTGAACAACAAAACGTCATCTATGACGAAACTGATGAAGTATGGAAACCAAATCCAAATGCACAAAATAAAAAGTTTGGATGGTTCAATGTAGTAGTAAGTTCTGTGCCAATCAAGTATGATACTTTCCGTAAGGATTGGGCATACCGAATAATTTATACTGTGTCTCCATATCAAACTCCGGTGGCCAGTGAATATTTCAGTCAAGACAATTTCAGGGGCGCACATAAAATTTACAATTACTGGTTCACTGGGCAAAATACACAGATAGAGAATTATACTCAAACTTTTAACAATATGTGGACCCAGGCCATAACCGGCACAGCACAGAGCCTGTCAAATCAATATAACAGCAATCTCTATCAGTTCAAACGTCAACCTATGGAAGCCAGCAATCAGGCTCGTCCGGGTGGGAAGAACAAAACTTTTGAACCAGGAGCCAATGCAGCTGATTATCTGTATACGACCGACTATGCTAAAATCACTCTGAATATTCTCGGAGATCCTGCATGGATTCCTTCTGAGCAACCGCTGGCACCCGGAGCATTCAATTTCAAGCCTTTCCTCAATGATGGCACTATAAACACCTTGGTCAGTGCTCCATACTTTACGTTTGCGTGGAATCGTCCCACAGATTACGATCTCGAAACTGGCCTTATGGATGTAGGAAAGAATAACTTTGGCAGCAATCGACAACAAGGTAAAGCAGGATTAGCAACAGAATCTGTGACATATGTGGCAACCAAATGTCGCAGTAGATTCAATAAAGGAAAATTTTCTCAAGAACTTCACGGAGTGCTATTGGAAGTGGGCAGCAATGATGTCGTTACTAATACCGAAATCAGTAACTTATCTAATTCAGCAGAAGCCGCAGGCACCCTTGCAGCCAGAGGGTATGGTGATGCACCAGTGGATATTGGAAGAGACACTGATCCTACAGCCGCAACAAAACTGATCAATACTGTGGCTAATGGAGCCACCGGCACAAATAGATTATTTGACTCCAACGCAATATCCGGTGTTGTTAATTCTTCAACTCCATTACAGGCCGGAATCGATGCAGTTAAGAATGCTGCCACTGTTGCGGCTGTGAATCTCCTTCGCCCATACGAGAAAGTGGTATCTAACGCTATAAACGGTTATGCACAAACAGCAGGTAATTGGTTGCAATCTTCTATTACTTCTATTGCCATAGCTAAACCTCGACCTGCAATACCACCAGAGTCTATAGTAGCCGCAGTGGGGCAGACTGATGAATTTGGCGGATTAGAAGCACCACCTACCTTGGCAGTCAAGCCCGGAGAAAATGGCGTCGGCGGATACAGCTACGAACCATATAATCTAGAAGAGCCAGGATTCTTAGTAGCAGACGCTGGACCGTCGCTGCAACAAGGAATAGTGAATGACGATCAAGGATACGAAGCGTAAGGAACTATAAACAATGTCAGAAAATATTCAACAACTATCAGGACGCCCTAGTAATTACAAATTTGATCGTGGCGGAAACCCAGCCGAGATGGGACCGTTCATTGGCACAGTTACAAATTCTGTAGATCCTACTAGAGCCGGTAGATTACAAGTGCGTATCGAACAGTTTGCATCAACTGCCGAAGGTCAAGGCGGGTTGAGATGGGTAAACTATCTGTCTCCTTTTTATGGAGTCACACCAAAGGTCGGGAAAGACGCCGGCGGTCCGGGGAATTATCCTTCAAACCAACAAAGCTATGGTATGTGGTTCACTCCGCCAGATGTTGGAACCCGTGTGTTGTGTTTCTTCGTAGAAGGTGATCCTAGCTTGGGGTATTATCTAGGTTGTGTGATTGAAGACAGTCTCACACACATGATACCGGCCATTGGCGCGGCCTCTACTGTTACTGGAGAAGCAGTTTCTCAGAACAAAACTCAAGCAGCATACTTTTCTAATTCCCCACAGTTACCTGTAACCGAGGTCAACACCGACAACGAAAATATCAACGATAATCCTAAGTTTTTTGATCAGCCTAAACCAGTGCATAGTTATCAGGCATCTATATTTTTACAACAAGGTCTGGACCGTGACACTGAACGAGGACCAATCATATCCAATGCTCAACGAGAAAGCCCTAGCACAGTATATGGTATCTCCACACCCGGGCAACCAATCTATTCCGCTGGTCTTACATCTTTGAACATAGAAAAAAAACTTGCTGGAGGCACAGTAACTCCGGAGCAAGCCAAGATAACCGGAAGAATTGGTGGCCATACATTTGTCATGGATGATGGCGATTTAGAAAATAAAAATGCTTTGGTTAGATTGAGAACAACCAAAGGCCATCAGCTGATGATGAACGACAGCGAAAACTTTTTCTACATCGTGCATGCTAATGGGCAGACCTGGATAGAATTAGGTGCAGAAGGCACAGTGGATGTGTATTCCACTAACTCAGTAAATGTAAGAACTGAGGGCACTATCAATTTGCATGCCGACAAAGACATCAACATGTTTGCCGGACGCAATATCAACATGAAATCAAATGCTGCTACAAATATCGGAGCAACTACAACCATGCAGATAGCCAGCCAAGGTTCGCTGTCACTGTATAGTGAAAAAGTAATAGGAGTGCTCAGCGATGGCACATTAGCCATGCAAAGCACATCGGGGTCCTGGAACAGCGGTAGCGCAATGAAGTTGAATGCAGGCAGGATAGATCTAAACGGCCGAGCAGGTCTTCAGGTTCCTAAACCCAGACTATACCCTACAACAAAGATGCCTGACACTGGATTTAACAGCAGCACCGGGTGGCAGATACAAGATCAAGGATTAGAAAGTATCGTGACACGAGCACCTACTCACGAACCATATCCATATCATAATCAGGGCGTGCCGAACACAGTTAACTTGTCCGATGGCACGCCGACACCGCCACCGGAGGCTACACCTGTGCCCACAGATTGGAGCATAATTAGAAAAGCATGAGCAGTTTTACATTCACCAACTCAGCTGGTCTGGCGTTTCAAGTTCAAGGACCGCCGGGAGCTACCTACGACCAAGCATTGGCCATATTCAATCAACAATACAACACCGGTGGATTGATAGGAATTCCTGTTGGTGGATTGTTAAATGCTGTGACACAGACCGAGGGCGGATTGGCCACAGCACCTGCACAGATTGGACCACAAGCAGTTGCCCTTGCTGCCGAAATTGGTAATAACACCAAGCTGCCCAATCAAATTGGCATAGTTCCGGCAACAAAAATCAATGTGAGTGAATTTCTTAATACTGGTGTAGGGTCTCAGAGCATTGGTGATGTTTCACAGGCACAGATTCAAGGATTAGTGGCAACCACTGCGGCCACAGTCGATCAGTCCGCTAACGTAATAACAGCAACCAAAGGGCTGGGCACCTATGGCCTCACAGCAGAGCAATTACAAGTGGCAGGATTGATTAAACCGGGTATCGCAGATCAAGTAAAACAAGATCCAGCTAATGCAGTAAGCATACTCAGCAGTCCTACTAGTTGGACCGGAAAACAAGGGGTCACGGACATCAATGCCATACTTGATGATGTGAATATACAAACATCCACACAGCAAACATTGATGAGCAATAGTTATGAACAACTTAAAGAAAACGGAACTCTCAACGGAAATGAATCAGCAGACACTGTGGGACCTTTGGTAAATGCAGCAACCAAATATGGCGTAGAACCTACTACACAATGGCTAAACAACAACACCGTGACTACTGGAAATAATCCCATTAGTAGTTTTATAAATTCGTCAAGTTATGGCAGCGTATTTGGCACTAAGAATCAAAATATAGCTGCTGGCATCGGCGCTCTTTCACTGGGAATTGTGGTGGCCAAGGGCTATACAAACACAGTGTATCGACAGAATGTAAATCAAGCCACAGCAGCGGTAATTGGCAATACTAATATAGTGCCGCCTAGGTTCCCATCAGCTGGTGCCTCTGCTGCAAGAACATCTGATGCTGCTGCACAGGCTGCTGTTCAGAGTGCAGTGACTGCTCTCAATAATGTAGGTGATCAGGCCAAGGTGGTGGAAGCTATAAACAAAGAATTATCTAGATCTGGAGGGCAACAACTCTCCGTAGGATATAATGGCATATTGCGAACTGCCGACGGTGCAGCGGTGCTGGGCGGCGACGGAAAACCGGTTACCATTGGCGGAGACAGTCCTACACTAGGAAGCGGAATTACGTCTGCTGACAAAGCAGCCATGTTCGGTGGTGGTGGTGTTAATTTTGGAGCAGCAACTACTACATCCGGGCAAAATGCTACTCCGGCACCCGGTCAATCGGCATCACAGACGATCTCAGCGGCGTTGGCATCTATAAAAGATACCGCAGTTAATAATCCTGCTGCCACCAAGGTGGCGCTGAATATTGCATTGTCTGCGTTTCCGGCTCTCGGAGCCATTATAGCAGTGGCATCTTTTTTCGCAAGAAATGTGGCACCAGCTGTGGCACCAGCGACAAATGAAACTGCTGCCGAAACTGACCGATTGGCTAGATTTGCAGAAGAAGCTCAGGCCAGAGAAGCCGAAGCCGAAGCAGCTCAACGACAAATTGACAGTGAAGGAAAATCTGAAAGAGCAGCTCAATTTGCTGGCAACGGAGATCCTGCTGACTCTCCCAACAGTTTACGTGACTCACCTCCTGATGCCGGCGCCGATAGTGGTCCTTAAAGACGACTAAATATCAACATGGCCACATTCATTGGATTTAATACACAAAATCAGTATAAAAAGTTCACTCTGACTGATACTGAACTGATCAAACGTGATCTGTTAAACGCTTTCAACATCATACAGGGGCAAATACCCGGACGTCCTGGTTACGGAACCACACTTTGGGATCTGTTGTTTGAAAATCAAGATCAGACTACCAATGATGCCATCATGCGAGAGCTACAACGTGTGGCCTCGGGGGATCCTAGAGTTCTTATCGCAGACATGAACATATATCCTCAGGAAAATGGTATATTGATTGAATTGGCAATACAGTTTGCTCCAAATACAGATGCCCAGTTGTTGAGTGTGTTCTTTAACCAACAACAAAGAATGGCAAATTTCGCATAAAAGCAGCCGTTTATATTTGCGGTAAATAACAGATAACAATGGACGATCATGGCACGCACTACTAGACAAACAGTTGTATTCGGGGTAGAAGATTGGAAACGCATCTATCAGACCTATAGAGAAGCGGATTTCCAAAGTTACGACTTTGAAGCATTACGTAAAAGTTTTGTAGATTATCTGCGTCAATACTATCCAGAAACGTTCAATGACTACATTGAATCGTCGGAATTCATAGCACTATTAGATGTGATAGCATTCATGGGTCAGGCCATGAGCTTTCGTAATGACCTCAACACCAGAGAAAATTACATAGACACAGCAGAACGTAGAGACAGTGTGGTTCGATTAGCAAATCTAGTGAGCTATACTGCCAAACGCAATACCGCTGCTAATGGCTATCTCAAAGTGTTTAGTGTGCAGACCACAGAGAATGTAGTTGACATCAACGGTATCAATCTGTCTGGTGCTACTATTAACTGGAATGACCCAACTAATTTTAATTGGGCAGAACAATTCACAGCAGTGATCAACGCATCATTGATAGACACTCAACGCATAGGCCATCCAGGCAATCGTGCCACCATAGTGGGTGTAGACACCAATGAATACACTGTGAATCTGGTTCCGGGCTTCTTGCCGGTAGTGCCATACACAGCCACAGTGGATGGAGTGAGCATGCCGTTCGAGGCAGTGAATTCCACATCAGTTGGAACTTCTAGCACCGCACCATTCATCTATGAACCCGCGCCTCAACCCAACGGGCAATTCAATGTGTTGTTCCGTAATGATTCATTGGGATTTGACAGTGCAAACACAGGATTTTTCTTTTACTTCAAACAAGGTGTGTTGCAGAATCAAGACTTTAATCTAGCTGAACGTATTCCCAACCGCACAGTGAATATCAACATCGAAGGTGTTAATAACAAAGATCGCTGGCTATTTCAATTAGACAATGTAGGCACCATCACTGGCGAATGGCGATATGTGGAATCAGTGTATGCAGCAGCACAAGAACAATTAGCTCCTGATCAAAGAAAATTATATTCAACACTGAGCAGAGCCAATGATCAAATCACATTGACTTTTGGTGATGGAGTGTTTTCTTCCATTCCAGTGGGTTTATTCCGTGCCTATGTGCGTGCCAGCAATGGTCTAACATACATCATCAATCCAGAAGAGATGCAGAGTGTAGTCATCCCACTCAGTTATGTCAGCAGAACAGGACAACTACAGACTATCACATTTACTTGTGGCATTACCACTCCTGTGAGTAATGCTCAGGCCCGTGAAACACTGGATGAGATCAAACAACGTGCTCCGGCTAGATATTACACACAGAATCGCATGGTCAATGGTGAGGACTACACAAACTTTCCATTCACACAATTCAATTCAATCATCAAGAGCTATGCATTGAATCGTGCCAGTATTGGCACCAGCCGCTATCTTGATCTAGTAGACAATACTGGCAAATACAGTTCAACAAATGTGTTTGCATCTGATGGTGCCATCTGGAAAGAAAATCTATTGCCTTCTTTCTTTTTTACCTGGGCTACCACTAACGAGGTTGCTAGTGTAGTGACCAATCAGATTCAGCCATTGCTGACATCAAAAGAATTCACACAATTCTATTATGCCAACTTCACAAGACCAGATCTGGCTGTGTTGAATATCTCCTGGAATCAGAGCACCGCATTGGCCAACGAGACCACTGGATTTTTTGTAAATTCATTGGGATATCCTGTTGCGTTGGGCACGTATTCTAGCACCAATGCCAAGTTTATCACAGTGGGCAGCTTGATAAAATTTGCAGCACCTGCTGGGTATTTCTTTGATTCTAATAATAGATTAAAACTTGGAATTCCTACAGCAGCAAATGAAAGATATTATTTCTGGGCTAGTCCTCTAAGTGTCTATCTGGATGGCACCAATCAAGGTGTGGGCAATTTTGTCAACGGCACAGGACCTGTGGCATTGAATGTGTTTGTGCCCACTGGCGCAATACCCGAAGTAGTGATTCCTATACTGGTCACCACATTGCCTACAACTTTACAAACCGACATTGTTAATCAAGTTTTATTATATAGAAACTTTGGCTTGGGGTATGATAACACTGGCATCGTGACCGGAACACCTTACACCTGGTATCTGATTACCAGTAACAATCTAGCAGTGGATGCAGATTTCAGTCTGGCCAACGCTGGTAGCACCTCGGGCACCAATCAAGATGCTAGTTGGATGATACAGGCCGTGAACAACGGATCAAAATATACCGTGACCAGCAGATCTCTTGCTTATAATTTTGGATCTGTGTTACATACCAGATTCTTCTTTGAAACTGGTAATCGCATCTATGATCCTAGGGTGGGAAATGTGATCAGTGATTTTGTTAATGTCTTGAAGACCAACAGTTTGCCTGATTCCAATAGTCCACTGCCTACAGATATCTATCTCAAGATTATTGGACAACCTGTGCAAGTTGATGGCCTAGTTGATGATTTCCAAGTAGTAGTAAGTTACGAAGATCTTAACAGTGATGGGGTCACAGATGATCCAGATTTCTTTGATGAGATTGTGGCACCCAATATAAACCCCACTTCAAAATATGTGTTCTTTGAAAAGACTGTAGACTTCAACAATCTACAACGATATATCTTGGTAGAACCAGAGCGAGTGACCAGCGAATATGCTACATTAGACGACATTGAAGCAGTTAAAACAGAATATGTGATTGGTAAGATTTTTTATGCTTACGACCAACTCATCAACACCGGTCCGCTTGCCGGGCAAATTGGCGCATTCTATCAACTAGTGGTTGACGTGTATGGAGTTCGCAGTTTGATTGATGTCAGCATCGAATGGTTAGCAAAAGTAGGGCGTAATGGATTGTATTTCCAATATAGACACAATGCTCCGTTGACTGACCGGATCGATCCAGGAACCACTAATATTATTGATTTATATGTGGTCACACAGGCCTACTATACTGCTTATCAAAATTGGATCACAGACAGCACAGGCACAGTGCCTGAGCCAGATGTTCCTACAATCAATCAACTGACCACAGCGTATCAAGCTCTTGAAAGTTACAAGATGATTTCTGACAATATAGTGTTGAACTCTGTGACTTTTAAACCATTGTTTGGCCCCAAGGCTGCTGAAAATCTTCGTGCAACTATCAAGGTCATCCGTGCAGCTAATTCAACTGCTAGTGTGAGTGAGATCAAAACTCTAGTGGTGGCCAATCTCAATCAATACTTTGATATTGCTATTTGGAATTTTGGAGACACGTTCTACTTCTCCGAACTAGCAGCATACATCCACAGAAACATGGGTGGCATAGTGAGTTCAGTGGTATTAGTGCCAGTTGATCCCAACAGATACTTTGGTGATCTGTATGAGATACGATCAGCTCCTAATGAAATATTTGTCAATGCCGCTGGCGTAAGCTCAGTGGAAGTAATAACTGCATTGACTTCGACTAATATCAAAACTGCACCAGGCAGTGGAGTAATTTAATGGCCACAACTAGAACCGTAGATTTTCTACCACCAATTTTTCAAACCAGCACCAACCGTCAGTTCCTGGCGGCTACATTGGATCAATTGGTTCAGGAGCCAGAATTCAAAAAAACACAAGGCTATATCGGAAGAAGAGTTGGCCCTGGGGTAAATCCCAATGACTACTACGTAGTAGAACCCACTGCCGAACGAGCCAATTATCAACTGGAACCCGGTGTGGTCAAGTTTGCGCCTGACACTGGTGACCATCTAGTTGGTGCTATCACCTATCCTGGCATATCTGACGCATTATCACGGCAAGGTGCGTTCACTAATAATGCCGCAAGATTGTATACCAGTGATTATTACACTTGGGATCCTTTCATAAACTTTGACAAGTTTTCAAATTACAGTCAATATTATTGGTTGCCCGGTGGACCACTATCTGTGATTGTTAGTCCAACCACTATACCAACCACAGAAACTTTTGAGGTCACTAGGACAGATACTGCCTATGATTTCTCAACCATATTGGGCGATAATCCAGCTCTCACATTGGTCCGTGGCGGAAACTATAAATTCTCAGTAAATCAAGCACCCAACCAGTTCTGGATACAATCTGAGCCAGGTATAAGCGGTCGTTTACCATATGCTCCTAACATAAGTTCAAGAGATGTGTATGGAGTCACCAACAACGGTGAAGACTCTGGCGTGGTGAGCTTTGATGTGCCTTATAAAAATGCTCAGCAATTTTACTACAATCTACCACTGATAGACACAGTGCCCACGCCAGGGCAGGTAGATTTGTTGACCACCACTTTAAAATTTGATCAAGTCAACAATATACTATTGTCAGTGTTCCTGGAGCAAAACCCCAACGGCATTGACGGTATTACCAATCTCGATGGTCGCACTATAGTTTTTACAAACACTATAACAGATCCACAGGATGGTGGATGGGTGATCACTACACAATTCGACCCACTGCTGAGATTAGACAGCCAGAACGGATTGCCTGGCAGTTACGATAATCTGACCTATGATCAGGCCACACCAATCCTGGATGTGAATACCAGATACAGCGTGTGGTTGATCCAGTATCAAAACACCGTGGGCGGTGATGTTATACTGAATCTCACATCTGTTACAGCCTGTCCAAATCTCAGCAAGTTCACAGTGCTGTTTGGTGCCGAATGGAGTAGCACTCAATGGTATCGCAATGCCGAAGGATACTTCCAACAGATACCTCTACTGACCGCTGTGAAAGATCTGCTGTGGTATCAAGACGGAACTAACCCGGACATATTTGGACAGATAAGACTGGTGGATCAAGTCAATTCAGACTCTATCAATGTGATAACTGATATCCTGGGCAAGAAAACATACACATCTCCAAATGGAGTAGTGTTTACTAACAATCTCAAAATCACATTTGAAGGCACAGTGGTGCCGTCTAGTTATCAAAGTCAGACCTATTATGTAGCCGGTGTAGGCACCGCCATACAGCTATTGCCAGTTACCAATTATATCACCCCAGAGATTGTAAGAACTGCTAGTTTGCCTTGGGATTTTGTGCCCTGGGATACCAGTAATTGGGACGGCACATTGAATGAACCCCTGGATCCCGACTATCTTACCATAGCCTTGGACAGTCCAGATTTAAATGCATGGACAAGATCAAATCGTTGGTTCCATATCGATGTAATAACCGCAGCCGCTGCTTATAACAATACCACGGCTGTGTTAGATAACACATTCCGCGCTAAAAGACCTATTATTGAGTTCCGAGGTGGCACACGATTGTATAACATGGGCACACAGGCCAAAGCACCAGTGAGCGTGATCGACCTCAATCAAAGCGATGCATTATCAAATGTCAATGGTGCTACCGGATATTATGTGGACGGATATGAATTACAACAAGGCAATAGAGTTATTTTTGCCCTTGATTCTGATCCGCAAGTTCGCGATAAAGTATATGTGGTTACCTTTATCAGTCCAGCCTCAGATGAATTGCATGACAGCACATTACTCAACGAACAACCTGTTATTGATCTTGTGCCTGCAGATGATGCACAGGCACTGATAGATCAATGTGTGGTATGTCTCAGTGGTAATACATTGCAAGGTGTGACCTTTTACTATGACGGTGTGCAGTGGATCCAATCACAACAAAAGACCCAAGTAAATCAATCACCGATGTTTGATGTGTATGATCAGGCTGGATATAGCTTGGGTAATAGTGTGGTCTATCCTAGTTCAACTTTTAGAACAACCAAAAACAATCTCGGAGATATCATTGGTGGTAGTGCGTTGTTTAGCTACGCTTTGGGCACTAGCGGTATTGAAGATACTGTGCTGGGATTCTCCCTGCGATATCTCAGCTTGAACAATATCGGAGATATCGTATTTGATAACAATCTCTATGTAGATACATTCATCTACACCAGAGACAATGTCAGCACAACTGAAAATATCAGCAAGGGCTATGTAAGACAGTATGAAAACAGAACTGTGTATCAAAAGGAAATCGGCTGGCAAAAAGCCGCAGTCAAGAGCCAAATCTATCAACAATTCAGTTTTACCTATGCGCCAGTGGCTATTACCGGATTCATAAATGAAACCACACTCACGATCACTACACCACCAGCAGATGGGTCATCTCTACAGATAGGCCAGGGACTGAGTGGAAAAGGCGTAGCAACTGGCACCCAGATTACTGGCCTTATCAACGGCACAGGTGGAATAGGAACTTACTCAGTCAGCATTTCTCAAACTGTGCTGCCTACTGTGATGGCAGCAACAACACCGTTTATCTTGGATGTGGCGGTGCTGCCCACTGGCTCCATTCCTAGTGTTAAATTTTACGCCACAAGTATTTCACAGAATTACAGCAGTTTGTTCCAGGATCCAACAACATACACAGTAACTACCACAGATACCAACACTGTGATAACGATCAATCCAGGAACAAAACTAGTGTATGGTGATGTTGTAGAAGTATTGGCACTCAGTGACCAGGTCAGTAAAGTAGGATTCTATCAAGTTCCTATCAACTTGGAAAATAATCCATTGAATGGTAATAGTCCATATCTCACATTGGGAACTATCAGAACACATTACGATAGCATCACACAGAATCTAGTTAACTTAACAGGCGCTGCGAATGGTGCTAACAACACCAGAGATCTAGGTAATATCATTCCTTATGGACTGATCATATTACAACAGAGTTCTCCAATGACTTTGGCTGGATATTTCCTGCGCGAACCAGACTACGATATTTTTGCCTCACTGGAATACAATTCAAGAGAATATCAAAAATTCAAAGCACAATTTTTAAATCAAGCAGGTGCTGGCGATTATGTAAACATGACCATCCCGGAAATACTCAATGCAGTATTTTCTGAGATCAATGTAGCACGTAATAGTTCAAATCCATTCTACTGGTCAGACATGCTGCCTATTGGCACAGTTTATACACAGATACAAACCACGGTAACCCCAATTACCACACAGGTATTTGATCTCACACAGGTATACAACTATAAATCAGCCAACTATCAAGCCTTGCTGGTATATCTCAGTGGCTCTTACACCAATGGTGAAAGTCGACTATTGACCAGAGGTGTTGAATACATAGTCAGCACAGATGCTCCTACTATCACTATCTTGGTGCCATTGTCTGTTGGTGATGTTGTTACCATACAAGAATACGAAGCAACCTACGGTAACTATGTTCCTAACACTCCTACCAAACTAGGATTGTATCCTGCTTACGTGCCAGAGATCTTTTTAGATACCACATATGTAGATCCAGTATTTGTAATCCGTGGGCACGATGGGTCAATCACTAGGGCATTCAATGATTTCCGCGATGAATTGTTGTTAGAATACGAAACCAGGATCTATAACAATTTAAAACTAGACGGTAACCCAATTCCGCTTACAGCAGCAGATGTAATCCCAGGAGAATTCCGCACCACTGACTATTCTCTTCTTGAAGTTCAAGATATATTGAATCAAGATTTCTTAGCCTGGGTGGGATGGAACAAGCTAGATTACAAGGCACAGGATTATGTAAAAACCAATCAGTTCACCTGGAACTATTCAACTGCATCAAACAAACTCACAGGTGATCCTCTAGCAGTGGGAGCCTGGCGCGGCATTTACAACTATTTCTACGACACAATCTATCCTACCTCTAGACCTTGGGAGATGTTGGGCTTTAGCGAAATGCCCCTGTGGTGGATGGACGAATACGGACCGCCACCATACACTTCGGGTAACTTGGTGTTGTGGGGAGATCTTGCAGCAGGTCTAGTGCGGGATCCAGTGGCACCTTATGTGCGTCCGGCCTATGTGCGTCCGGGATTGTTGGATGTAATACCTGCTGGTAGCGAAGGTGCATTACTAAGTCCTATGCAAACTGTGGTAGGCAATTTCAACAGCAACGATTTCCAGAAAAGCTGGGTTGCCGGTGATGACGGCCCTGTAGAAAATGCATGGCGCACCTCGAGCGCATATCCTTTTGCTATCATGCGACTGTTGGTATTGACTCGCCCTGCAGAATTTTTCTCATTGTTTGCAGACAGAGACCTTTACAGATTTGACACTGACTACGATCAATATCTTTACAACCAGCGTTATAGATTAGATGCCAATGGTGTGGAAATCTATGGCAATGGAACAAGCAAAGCCAGCTATATTGATTGGATCGTAGATTTCAATAGACAGCGTGGTATTAACTCCACAGATGCGCTCACTGCCGATCTCAAGAATCTTGACGTGAGATTGTGTTACAGGATGGCTAGTTTCTCTGCAAAGAATCTCCTAGGGATTTACACAGAACAAAGTAGTCCTAATAGTTCAAATTCTAGTTTGCTATTGCCCGACGACAGTTATAATTTACTGTTCTACAAAAATGTGCCTTTTGCCCAACTCACATATTCTAGCGTGATTGTGCAGGCAACTGAGGCAGGATGGACAGTATATGGTTACAATCAGAGTCAACCATACTTTAATATTTTACAAAGCCGTGTGAGTGGTCAACTAGCCACAATCTCGGCAGGTGGTAGCACAGTTCGTGTTCCAGTTGAATATACCAACAATGTGGTGCAAATTCCCTATTCATATGAATTTGTGAATCGCACATTGGTAGCTGATTTCTTATTGAGCTATGGTGCTCTGTTACAACAACAAGGGATGATATTTAAAAATATCGAAAACGGATATGTGTTGGACTGGAATCAGATGGTCAGTGAGTTTTTGTATTGGAGCAATCAAGGCTGGGCGCCTGGTTCGATCATCAATCTTAACCCTAACGCTAGCCAATTCATAGTAGAGAAGCCAGGTGCTATAGTAGATAGCATTGCTGCCCAAACTGCCGAAAACATGATTCTCACAGCCAATGGCACACAATACAACACTAGAGATCTTGTGGTCGATCGAGTGGACAATGTTTTCAGCATCACCAGTTTAAGCAGAGAAACCATCAACTTCATTAACATCAAGTTTACCAGTTATGAAAGCATGATTGTTCTAGACAATGTGAGTATTTTTGATGACTTGATTTACAATCCTATCACTGGCGCTAGACAGAGCCGTATACGTCTTGTAGGGTGGAATACCACAAACTGGAACGGTCAGCTGAATGCTCCGGGCTTTATCTTGAATCAAGATAATATCAAACAATGGGATCCATTGAAGAAATATTCTCGAGGTGAGATAGTAAAATGGAAAAACACTTATTACAGCGCGGTAGATATCGTGCAACCTTCCAGCAAATTTGAAATCACCAATTGGGTAGTGTCAGACTATACCCGCATACAGCAAGGCCTATTGCCCAACGCAGCCAACAAGAGTGATCAGCTGGCCAACAGTTACAATGTATATACTGCTAATCTTGAACTCAATCAAGATCTATTTGCGTATGGCCTGATCGGTTGGAAACCTCGACAATACATGGTGAACCTAGAACTGGATTCTACCAGTCAAGTTCAATTGTATCAACAGTTTTTGGGCACAAAAGGAACTCAACGTGCAGCCGAGATATTCTCACTTGCTGATCTAGGTCGCGGTGTTGCACAATATAAGATCTATGAAAATTGGGCTATTCTAAGAGGAACTTACGGTGCTAATGCCAATCGTAGTTTCTACGAACTGCAACTAAATGAAGCATTACTCACTGCTAACCCTAGCACTATACAGGTGATAGAACCTGGAGAAAGCAGCGATGCAAATCAAACTGTGTTGGTCAACAACTTATGGAAGAGCAGTTATAAGATAACTTCGCCTAATATATTAACCACAGAGATTGTGCCACTCACAGACACAGCATTGCCCAGCGCCGGTTATGTTAATTTTGATGACGTTGATATCACAGTGTTTGATCTAACTATTCCTATTAATCTAGATGCAAGTCTCACCGATGTGGTGTTGGGTGCAACTATATGGGCCGCTAAAATCAATAACTACGATTGGGGTATCTACAGGATCAATACATTGCCTGGATATCTCAGTTCTATAACCACAAATCTTGATGGCACTAGTGTGTTTACATTCACTGAACCACATGGTATTTCCACAGTCAATGCAACCAATGCAAATCTTACATTTGTTGTGAGATACTTCTCTGACCAAGTTGACGGAAGTTATAAGATAATAAGTGCTCCTAGCATAAACCAATTGGTGGCGATATTCTCTTTTGCTAACCAAAGTCAAACTATTGAAACTGGCAATGGTATCGGATTTGTGTTACAAACCCAGCGTGTGAGTCAAGCCAGTGATGTGGTTAATTTGCCCTATGCAAACAGCTTGATACCTGGCAATAAAGTTTGGGTAGACAACAATGGTCTTGGACTATGGCAAGTATTAGAAAAGCAAGACGTATTCACCTCGGCCACTGAAATCAAAGCCGTTGTTCCCGAAACTGACAGTTTGTTTGGATTGAGCATAGCGCAAAGCAAAGATAACTTATACGCTATAGTTGGCAGCCCAACATTTAATTCGGGCGCCGGTGCTGTGTATACCTACATACGCACATCAATCAATCCATTCCTACAAAATTCTGTGGTTGAATTATCTGGTGTGCCGGATACATTGTTATTTGGATGGTCAACCAGTATAGGCAATCAGTCCTGGCAAGTTGTCGGTGCACCAGCCAGTTACAACGATTGTGGTTATGCAGCGGTAATTTACCGTTTTCCAGGCGCAAACACTTTTACACCGACCGCATTACTCACTGTGCCCGATACTGAAGATTTGTTGTTACCAGCAGAGTTTGGTTACAGTGTGGCTATGAGTCGTGATGAGCATTGGATGTATATCGGTGCACCGGGGGTTAACAAAGTATTTGCGTATGGATTAGTAGAAGTTCAATCTCAATCAGTCTCATACGTGGGCGATGGAACCACGACTATTTTCAATTACAGTGATTATTGTGTGGTAGATCCATCATATCCTGAACAACTTACTGTGGTGTTAAACAATCGACTATTGACTTACGGGTTGGATTACACACAAACTGCTACCAATATAGTTCTCAACTCCCCGGCCCCTAGCCAGTTAACATTGCAGATCGGTCGTAGAACTTCAATAGCATACACAGGTGACGGATCTGCCAACGAGTTCTCATTACAAGACTACTTGTATACTGCAACCAACGTCTACAGTTTTGAAGTATCAGTAAATGGGGTCCTACAACGACCAAATATTGATTATCAATATGTAAACGATGACAGCAGCTATGGACACGCCATAATATTCATCAATGTGCCAGCATCAGATTCTAATATTGTTGCCACAGCTACCAGTTATTTTGACTTGGTCGACACTATAGAATTCACAATTCCGGTCACAGCTTCTATATCAGGATCTGTTATGACAGTGACCGGTGTGTCTATTGGTAGCCCACTGTTGACCAAAGGAATGAAACTCAGTGGCAATGGGGTGACCAGCACACCTGAAACCACAATCACTGGTTTCATCTCGGGCACCGGCGGTGTTGGGACATACACAGTATATCCTAGCCAGTCTGTAGCATCCACTACTATCACAGCTAGATTGCCGGACGATGCTAGATTTGGACACAGCGTGGCTTGCACAGTGGATGGACGTCAGGTCATGGCTGGAACACCAAATGATCGCTATGACGATGTGATTCGCGCCGGTGCAGTATATGTTTACGATCGATCAGTGCAAAACTTTGTGATCACAGATGCTGCACAAACAGCTTACACAGTGGATGGTGGTGTATTGGTCAATCCTACTTTTGTGGTGCTGAATAATGCATTCTTGACCAATACTCAAAACAATATAGGTGGAACGTTCTCAGTAAGCGGAGCAACAGTCACGGTTGACGAGACTCTGGCAGTGGGCGATGTTCTACAAATACAACCCAACACATTCAATTTACTACAGATTATAAATGCTAATGTTCCAACTAATTCAGCATTTGGATCAGCTGTGGATATCTGCCGATACAGTTGCAGTCTCTACACAGGTGCTCCGGAAGATAGTTCGATATTGCCTTATGCTGGGTCGGTTCAACGCAATGTAAATCAAAGTAGAGTATATGGAGTCACTACCAGTCTGAATGTGAATCCAAGATTGCAGCCGGGGCAAAGCATAAGAATAAATGATCAAGAAGTGATCATGAGTGAGCTAGACCAATGGAACATCAATCTAGCCTGGCCAATCAACAGTATTGTTCAATATGATCTTGGTGTATATCGTTCCATCAAGATTGTTCCTGTTGGAACAGCTATAACTGATACCAAATATTGGCAACAGAGCACCTGGGTTGCAAGTTTGGTCAATGACATCAATTCATCGGGCATTGCCAATATCATAGCCAGTACCGGATTGCCCGGCACATCTGCCTTTGGGTTATTGACTGTGAGCGTGAAGAATTTAGTAGCCGCCGAAGAGGGCAATAGACTCACTGTGCTGCCTGGATTGATAGGCGATATGTTCCAACGTCTAGGATTCAACACGTTTGCCTACACTCAAACTATCACCAGCCCATCACCAGTGTTGAATGCTGAATTTGGTTTTGCGGTAAACATCGACACATCGGCATTGACCCTGACCGTAGGTGCGCCCGCAGGCAATATATATCGACCAAATACTTTTGACAAGGGCAAAACTTATTTTGATGGACGCACCACAGCATTCAATGGTCCTCTATATCAGAGTGGTGCGGTATACACTTATGATTATCTGCGTAGTGCATCTGACTCTGTGAGCAATCCAGGCAAATTTGTGTTTGGCCAACAAGTATACGATCAGCGAGTGAGAGAGTTAGACCGTTACGGAATTGCAGTGAGCTATACAGACGGAGTATTGTTAATTGGTAGTCCTGGCAGTGATATAGATGACAGCACCTTGAGCGAGTTAAACTACGGTCGTGTGGCAAGATTTACCAACTACGACCTTACCCCTGCTTGGACAGTGATACGTGAACAAGTTCCGGTGGTCAATACCGCATTGATCAATTCAGTTTATAGCTATAGTCTTGTAACCGGAGCCAAGACCACATACTTTGATTTTATTGATCCATTACAAGGTAAGATTCTGGGTGCAGCAAGTGAGAATCTCAATTATACAGGAGCCATTGATCCTGCTGCTTATAATGTTGGCCCTATAAACAATCATGGCCAGAGTTGGTTTGCAGCACATGTGGGCGAATTGTGGTGGGATACTACTCGAACAAGATTTATTGACCCTAACCAAGATAATATTACCTATGCGTCACGACGTTGGAGTCAGATCTTCCCAGGATCCAGTATTGACATTTATCAATGGGTCGCCAGCTCTGTTCCACCGGCAAGCTACACAGGACCGGGCACTCCTCGAAACCGTGTGAGTTATAATGTTGTTTCTGGAATCAATGACAGCGGTATGATTGAGACAACCTATTATTTCTGGGTGAGTGGAATCACTACCATAGATACTCGTGCTGGAAAAACTCTAAGTGCGGTTGGGATATCAAGATACATTGCAGATCCGCGCTCTTCTGGCATACCGTATGTGGCGTTCTTATCTGCCAGCGCAACAGCTATCTATAATGCTGCCAATGATATATCAGCGCAGGATACTGTGCTCAGTATTGAGTTTGATCAACAGCTCACAGACAACAATGTTCACGTGCAATATAGCTTGGTTCCACAAAATCGCGCAGATGGATTCCTTCCTGACAATCTATATCTCAAGTTCCAAGACAGTCTTTGTGGCGTAAACACCACTGGCGCCCAGGTTCCGGATGTCACACTTGGTATCGCTAATCGCTATGGCGTGCAATTCAGTCCACGTCAGAGTATGTTTGCCGATAGATTCTTGGCATTGAAGAATTATTTTGGCCGAGTGAATTCAGTATTGGCACAATTCCCTATCACTGAGATTCGTAGTTTTGCATTGTTGAACAGTAGAGAACCCGAGCCACCAGCAGGAATTGGTGATTGGGACAAGCGAGTTGCAACCATTGAAGAACTCAGTTATCAGAATCTTGCACAGGTTCCTGTGGGATATCTATATCTAGTGGCCAGTGATTCTAGAGAAAACGGTCTTTGGGCTATATATCAAGTTACCGAGGCAAAAACATTTGCCACACTGTTGTTGATAAGAGTCCAAAACTATGACACTCGAAAATATTGGAATCATATCAATTGGTATCTACCTGATTACGATTCTAGCATACAGATTATCACCACAGTGGCGGTATACAGTGACCTCAGCAAGCTGAGCCTGTATCAAGCACCGGTGGGATCCAGTGTGCGTGTTACTGCCAACTCACAAAACAAATGGGAAATATATCTACGTGTAACTACCAATAAATGGGAACGTGTAGGACTTCAAGATGGCACTATAGAAATCTCTTCATTGCTATGGGACTACGAAGCCGGCAAATTTGGATTTGATTCGCAAGTATTTGATTCGCAATATTTTGATCAAGAACCAGTGATTGAAACTCGCCGCATAATCCAAGCTGTCAATCAAGAATTGTTAGTTGACGAACTCCTCGTTGAACGCAACCGTGCATTGATATTGATGTTTAACTTTGTGCTGTCAGAGTTCTTGGCGCCCAATTGGTTGACAAAAACGTCGTTGATTGACGTAGATCACACCATACGTGAACTATTGGCATTCCAAACCTATCGCAGAGACAATCAAGATTTTGTGGTTGATTACATCCAAGAAATCAAACCATATCATGTGCAGATACGTGAGTTGAATCTAATCTACAACGGTATAGATGATTATCAAGGATCGATGACCGACTTTGATGTTCCTGCATACTACGATACCAATGTGATTCCTAATCAGTTTATTAGCCCTATACTCACTCCTTATACAGTGAGCACAGCAGTGGGCACTGGTCACCCCAGTGATGTGAGTGATGCGGATTCAACCAGTCTGATATGGCAAGATCAGCCTTGGAATTTCTGGTATCAAAATTACACCCTTTCTGTAGTAGGTGCTATAGTAGCTGAATCAGGATCAGGATATACCGTGGCTCCGATAGCCACAGTCACCGGCGATTGTGTTTCACCTGCTGTGATCAAGGTTAATATAAATGGGGAAGGACATATAACCGGAATCACTATTGTTGATCCTGGGGTTGGATACATCACCACTGCTATCATAACATTAAGTGGTGGCAACGGCACCGGCGGACAATTGGTAGCCATCATGTCCGGACCGGGTCAAGGCGAAAACACTGATCCTAACTCAGAAACTGCCGGAGAAACACAATACTACAATTTGGTTCGCAGTTTCAATCTCACGATGAGGTATGACAGATATCAATACGCATCTACCATTGTTGATTGGGAACCAAATGTGTCATACAACAATGGCACCTTGGTGCGCTACGATAACAGAGTATGGGAAGCCAATAGTCCAAAGATTCCAGTCACAGCATCTATAAAAAATTCAGTGATGACAGTGACCAAGGTGCCAAACGGCAGCCCAGCACTTGAGATAGATATGGTAATCAGCGGAACTGGAGTAACCAGCGGCACTATAATCACCGGTTATCTCTCCGGCAACGGTGGTGTTGGAACATACACTGTATCTCTTAGTCAGACTGTGTTATCAACTACTATCACAGCCAGGGCCACAGCAGTAGAATCTGCTACGTTCGACCCTGCATATTGGTCGCTGGTGAATGCCGGCACTTACTCATATCCTTTAAATCTGGATGTTACAACTGAGTTACCAGTTAATACTGGATTGAGTGGTGTGGACAGAACCATGGGATTATACGTGCCATCTGTTAATGAGCCAGGATTAGATCTAGGTCTGTTGATTGACGGCATAACTTATCCGGGTGTGCAAGTATCCGCACCGACATTCAGTCAAAACACTGGATTTGATGTAGGTAATTTTGACATAAATCCGTTTGATAACATTGCTTATGGTCCCGAAGGCAGACCCACATATGATCCGGGTATCCTAGATACCATATACGAAAGTAACTTCCGCGATATCTATCTAGGCCTGCGGCCTACAGATATCAATGTAAATGGTGGCGAGTTTGTTGGACCATACGAAAGCCACGCACCTGAAGAATTGGTGCCTGGTTCAGAATTTGACACATTAGATTTCCGTGTCTATACCCGTCCGGGTGCCGATTGGGATGGCGACGGCCATGGGTTTGCCTGGAATACTATCAAATGGAATTACAACAGCATTTTGGCATACACACAGAGCTTTGCTGGAGCACTAGCTGATCCAGTGCAAATACGTGTGACTAATCTAACCCAGGGGCGCGATCTTGCATTGGGTATAGCATATGCTGTGGATTGGGTCAATCAAATTGTAGAGATCATTCCTAGCGTTAGCGCACCCCCAGCTGCTAATGGTGATGCATTAGTGATCAGCATATTTGGCATTGGTGGCGGAAATCAACTTTACAGAAACATTTACAACGGTGCAGATGTTGGTAACTTCTTGAATATTCCTGTGGCAGATGCTGAAATCTCTGACATGGTGATCTTTGTCAATGGTGCGTTGATAAACGATTACACTTATACAGCAGGTGTAAATCAAACTACAAACATAGCTTTTGCCAACACATATACTTCATCAGATGAACTAAACATCACAGCCATTGGTAATACAGATGGATCATTGCCATACACTTGGTCTACTCCGCAGACACAATATTTTATAAGCTATGGGCAATTAGATTACCAACTTGATAATTCCATGTCCGGCACCAATGTTCCTAACTTGGTAGTAGAAGTCAATGGTATCCGTGCCAGACCGCCCGAGGGTGCGTTCTACATAGCAGATGGCAGTTCAGGGTATGCATTGCCTACTCGCGGCGGATACAGTTTAGCACTAGTGTCGGACAATGATGTTCTAGTATATGTGAATAACGAAAAACTCACGTTAGGCAGCGATTATCTCGTAGAGCCATACACTGGCAATGATACTAGATATGTAGATTTTACTATTGCTCCTAGTGTGGGATCAGAAGTTCTAATCAGCGTGACTACCAAAGCAGATTATATAATCTCAGACGACAGCAGCAGTATAGATAACTACCAACTGGTATTCCGCACCACTGGCGGCTTCTATCCTCGATATGGTGACATAGTTAGTGTGACATCATGGAATGATACAGCACAACAAAGCATAGTAACATTGTTATGGCAAGGCCCGGTCATTGAGGGCGCTGTAGTAAATGAGCCTTTTGACAGCACAGATTTTGACTTAGGAGATGTGAACTACGACCCAGGTAGTTTTGACTACACCGAGGGTATCCAAGTGAACGTAAATGATTTCCAATTGGGAAGAGTGATCACAGACCCTACACGCATGTGGGTAACAAAGAATGGTAAACATATCTTCTATGGTGATGACTATCTGATTTCTGGAGAGCAGCTGATATTGCACGGTCCGGTAATCAGCAAAACAGATGTGGTAGTGGCTCAGTTGTTTACAGATTCAGTTGTGCCCGAAGCCATGGAATTCCGCGTATTCCAGGACATGCGTGGAATTCAAGCTACCTATCGTATGACCCCGGCAACTACTACAACATTGGTTCAGCCATTGTTGAAAGGTCAGGATATCATTTACGTAGACAACGCCAGCGCATTGACCGAACCCAATCTGAATATCAACATCTGGGGTGCGATTACGATCAACGGTGAACGTATAATGTATCGTGTGCTCGATACCACTAACAACACAGTCAGCAGTTTGATGCGCGGCACAGCCGGAACAGCAGCAGCCAATCATGAAGTGGATTCTATCGTGTATAACATTGGTAGAGGAAATCTTGCCCCAGCTGAATATCAAGATCGTGTTGTATACACAAATACGTTAGCAGATGGTTCTACCACAACATTCTCGGCACCAAATATTGACTTGAGTCTATTGGCACTGAGTTTTGCTGAGCAAGCAATCTTGGTGTATGTTGCTGGAATACGTGTATACACAGGTTATACTGTGGATTCAGTTGCACCTGCAACAATCACTTTTGATACAGCGCCCACAGCAGGGTATGAAGTTTCAATCCGTGTAAGGCAAGCATTAGGATGGTATGGACCGGGTGTAAAACCCACCAACGGGCAGGCACTACAAATCACCCAAACTGATGCCGCAAGGTTCTTCAGAGGACAAAATTAAGGTAAATAAAACATGCAGCAAAAACAGCAGATTCAACCACAGCCGCCCAAGCCAAAGCCTGTTGCTCGCCCTGACGAGCGCGGTGCTATAGCGGTTTCGAGCTTTTTAAAGATCTCGGATCCCCAAACCAAACAAGTATTTGTGGAGACACGAGCATGATGATACCTATTCAAATTCAAGGATTTGTAAAGATCTTTGATCCCGTGAGCGGCGAAGTATTCGTGGACAAAAAGAACGCTATCCACTACGAAAATATGAGTGTAGCACTAGCCCAAACTCTAAGCAATAGAACGCTGGCCCAAGGTGGCGGCTGGATATACAGCATGGCATTTGGCAATGGTGGCAGTTCTGTGGACCCCACTGGAGTGATCACCTATTTGCCACCCAATACTACCGGTGCCAACGCTGATCTTTACAATGAAACCTATTTCAAAGTGGTAGATGATAATTCAGCAGCGGACACAGATGTGACCAATAATTACATGGAAGTGTTACACACTTCCGGGCAAGTGTATACAGACATCCTAGTAAGTTGTTTGCTGGATTACGGCGAACCACCCGGACAGCAAGCATTTGATAATTCAACCAATTTCAATGGTGAATATGTGTTTGATGAACTAGGATTGAAGGCTGTGAATGGAGATACAACCAATTTACGGTTGTTAACCCATGTGATTTTCCACCCTGTGCAAAAGAGTTTGAACCGCCAGATACAGATCGACTATACTGTGCGGATACAGACCTTGACTAACTTAAGTACAACATAAATATGTGTAGATTAACAGGTAATAAATACCTATAAGATTCGGAGCAACCAACATGTCATATACAATTACTCTTACCGATGGCGAGATTTTCGCAACCATTCCAGATGGCACCATCAATACCACGTCAAGCATGACCCTGGTGGGTAAAAACTACGCCGGTTACGGCCAGTTTATCAACAACGATATCATTCGTTTGTTGGAAAATGGTTCTAACACCTCTGCACCTGGAGCACCGCTCACCGGGCAACTTTGGTGGGATATCACGACCGGGACCATGAAAGTCTACAACGGCACAGCATTCAAAGTTATCTCTGGTGCTACTGCTTCTAGCACTGCCCCATTGAATAGTGTAAGTGTAGCAGGTGATCTGTGGTATGATACAGTAAATGCTCAACTCAAGGTATACAGTGGAACAACTTGGATCTTGGTAGGTCCAGCTTATACAGGTAACACAGGCGTAAGCGGTGCTATCGTTACCACGATTACTGATACCAATGCAGTAAGTCACGTGGCTGTGGAAATGTATGTGAGTGATGCGGTTGTTGGTATCTTTAGTAAAGATACTGCATATACTCCTGCTGTTGCGCCAGCAGGTGGCGGTTGGGCAGGTAGTAAACAAGTCCAACCAGGACTAACAATGTCCGGCACAATTTCGGGTGTGACACAACTGTTCCAAGGGACAGCTAATAATTCCAACTACTTGAATGGAATAGCATCTTCAGGATTTGTAGCTACCACAACCAATCAGACCATGACGGGCACCTTGGGCATTTTGAATGACTCAGGATTAAGCGTTGGTGCTGATTCTGATGCTCGAATCAGTGTCACTGGCAGTGATGTTTACATGCGTAACCAGACCAACAATGGTAATCTAACGATACAAATCAACCAAGGCGGCACACCCACTACTGTGTTAAACTTTGTTGGTGCTACCGGCATGACCACTATTGCTGGAACTACTACAGTTAACACAGCCGGTGGCGCTACTGCTATCGTCAACGGCGCCGGTAATGCTGTTGGTAATATCGGATCTAGTTCTAGCTTTTTCAACACAATATTTGCACAGGCTACCACAGCATTGTATGCTGACGTGGCAGAGCGTTTTGCTGCTGACGAGATCTACGAGCCGGGCACAGTGGTTGAATTGGGCGGATCTGCAGAGATCACCCGTGTGCAACATGATGCCAGCGACTCAGTTTTTGGAGTTATCTCCACACGCCCTGCTTTCACAATGAATGGTGGTGCCGGAGACAATGATACACACCCTCCGGTGGCCATGACAGGCCGTGTTCCTGTCAAGGTAATTGGCATGGTTAACAAAGGTGATCGACTGATTTCCGCAGGTGATGGTCTAGCTCGTGCAGCACAGCCTGGCGAAGCTACTTCGTTCAATGTGATTGGTCGTGCGTTAAGTAGCAAGACTACTGCTGAGGTGGGCACAGTGGAAGCTATAGTAACGATTAAGTAATAGGAAATAGATATGACATATTCATCACAACAATTGATTCAGGCAACAGATTACAATACTTTTGCTCAAAGTCTTGGAAATGTTTGGGGCACTGGTGCCGCCGATCAAGGATGGGGCCAAACAAATATTTCAAACGTAGCTGTTCAAGGGCAAGTTACTGCGACTAACTGGGCCACAATAGTTAACAGTCTTTCCACAGCCGGCAGTCAAACCTCTTCGACCATAACATCGCGGACCGCACCAGTTACAGGAAATCTAATAAACATCCTAGCAAACGTGTCTACAGATATCACCACAGTTACTACCAATCGTGGTAATGCGGCATCATCTGGCACTACTAGCACAACTTGGACTGGTAATATTGCTAAAGTCACTGCCACTGGTGTAACTAGCAATCCTGGCACAGCCTGGACCATAGTTTGGACACAGACAGTGACATTCCCTAGTGCTGATCAAGCTAGATATTTCTTCAACGCCGGTGGCTTGATACGTTTAGACATGAGTAAAACAGGCGCCACCACAGACATTGATCCTGATTGGAATACCTTTGTGGGCAAAGTGGGCACATTGTATCTGAGTGGTAGAGTTAACAGCGCCGCACAAACCATCGCGGGTGTGAGTTATACAGGATTTACCAGGGTCGGCGGAACAGGAACACCAAGTCCAAATTTGACCACAACAGGATGGTATAGTCTTACACCTGGAGCAGCCGCGACCACGATGTGGCAACTAGCTCAAACTGTGTATCCTTATGTCTCTGAGTTTATAAGAGTACAAGCAGCAGTTAATGCAGGATCAACAGTGTTAACTTTGACCACAACATGGAACCAAGGCACACAAACCTATGCCACTGGTATCTCCGGAGGGACTGATACAGCCAGCCCTTATACCGCATTCGGAACAGCGCCGGCTGTGTTATGCCGGTATATTCCACCATCAACTGCACAAGGATTGACTAGTAGTTGGGGAACACCAACTGTTGCCAGTTCCATAGTCTAATAGGCTAAACTACACCAGGGCAAAAGGTAGACTTTTGCCCTTTTTTCGTTTATAATATCTCAATGAATACAGATAATTTACTCGCTCATGCAAGAGCACGATTTGATCATGTGGCTGCGCGCCGCGTGTTAAAAGAAAAATACGAGGCCAAGATGCTATTTGCCCACAACGGTGGTATGTGGCGCGCCGGTCCCGAACTTCTAGTATTACTGGCCACAGTGCCCCCTGGAGATGCAGTGGTGCTAGACTTGTATGAAACTCCTATACAAGTCAATCCTGAACAACTTCGCGGTCTGGCTATGATGCGTTGGCAAGAACAGATGAATGCTTGGTTTGTAGAGCACGAACAACTAAACAAAAAACGATGACCACTGGTGCATTGATATTTGCATTTGACAACGAGCAAACAGATTATATTGCCATGGCCTCCTGGAGTGCAGAGCGTATACGTCGGCATTTAAAAATACCCACCGCGGTGATAACAGACTGCACAGATCCATCTCGTCTGACCAAATTTGATCATGTGATCGTGGCAGATCCAGTCAAAGGTGGAACAAGATTTTTTGACGACTACAAAAAAACACTCACATGGTATAACGCCGGCCGGGTAGATGCATACACATTGACTCCTTGGGATCAGACCCTGGTATTAGATGCTGATTATGTTGTTTGTAGCGATCAGTTAACTGCGGTTATTGATAGCACACAAGATTTTCTAAGCCATCGTATGGCTTGGGATGTCACCGGCATCAATAATTTTAACGGATTAAATTGGTTTGGTGACCATCGCATGCCCATGTGGTGGGCAACCGTGATGATGTTCCGTAAAAGCCCCACAGCTGAACATATTTTTGATTGTATGAAAATGATCAAAGAAAATTGGATGCATTATAAAAACTTGTATCATATGCATGGGGGTAATTTTCGCAATGACTACGCACTCAGTATAGCGTTAGGTATAGTAAGTGGACATACATTGAACGTGAATAATATACCTTGGGGTCTGGCCAGTATCATTGCCGGGAATAACTTAAAACAACTTGGCCCGGATCACTTTCAAATTGAATATCATGATCAAGACAAGCTAAAAACAATTGATTGGAAGAACATGGATTTTCATGCCATGTGCAAAAAACAATTAGGAGATATCGTTGCCAATACTGTCTGAACGTGGCTATCTAATAATGGCCCAGAACTCTGACAAAGTTGATTATGTTGACTGTGCCAGCCAATTGGCTAGATCCATACGACACGTCGCCCCAGATGCAGAAATCTGTTTGCTATCTAACACGGACACGCCCAACTCAGATCTATTCAATTATCATCGGGCTTTTACGAATCCAATAATCGACAATCCTTATGCTAATGATTGGCAAGTGTTCGGCGCTAGTCCTTTTAGACAAACTATTAAACTTGAAGCAGATATGATCATTGCCAGTGATATAGACCATTGGTGGACCATGTTCGAACATAGAGATATTGTGATATCTACTGGTGCAAGAGATTTTTATGATCAGCAAACTGCTAATAGAGTTTATAGAAAAGTTTTTGATACCAACAATTTGCCGGATGTATACAATGCTATAACTTATTGGAGAATAAGTGAAACTGCACAAGAGTTTTTTCGATTGGTAAGAAAGATCTTTGAAAATTGGGCACAATACAAGACCTTGATAAAATTTCCTGATGAGATTCCGTCAACTGATTTAGTGTATGCAATGGCAGCACAGATCATTGGCCCGGAACGTGTGACCTTGCCGTTTGTGACATATCCTCGGATCGTGCATATGAAACGCGGCATAATTCCCATACGGTCCGACGATTGGACACAGGAAATAACCTGGGAATCCAATCCATTAAGAATCAACACGGTAGCGCAATGGGGCGCGGTGCATTATCATCAAAAGGACTGGCGATATGACTGAAGAAGAACTTTTGGAATTTTATAAAAACTACAAATGGACTGATCCTGCGCCGATCTATTATCGTCTATATCACAATGACGCAGGTGAACCGTTGTTCTACAGCCGAGAAGATTTGCCCGGTAAGTATATTGATATCACGCCCCACCAGTTTGCATTGCAGGACATGTCGGTAAAAGTAGTTGATGAAAAACTCATCCGACGTAGGACTTCCTGGATAAGCAAAATTACACATGCAGATTCGGGCACACTTTGCCACCACAACGATGTGACCATCGTTGTTGATCAACAACCCGGACAGTATTGGAAGAAAAAAGAAAATGTCGTTGAAACAAATTGATATAGCAGATCTAGACTGCGTTTACCTAAGTTATGATGAACCCGCCAAGGAAGAGTTTTGGGTCAAGATCCGTAACATGGTTCCTTGGGCCACAAGAGTGGATGGAGTTCGTGGATCTGACGCAGCACATAAAGCAGCGGCTGCGGCCAGCACCACTGAGCGTTTTATACTAGTAGATGGTGACAATCTTCCCGATCCTGAATTCTTTAACAAAACACTAACATTTCCTACCGAAGAACATGAACATGCGGTGTTCCGATGGAGAGCCAGAAATCACATCAATGGCTTGATGTATGGCAATGGTGGCTTGAGTTCTTGGACCAGGACCTATGTGCAAAACATGCACACACATGAAAACACAGATGGACGCACAGAAACTCAAGTAGAGTTTTGTTTTGATCCATTATATTGGGCCATGCATGACTGTTATAGCACCACACACCCAAATGGATCTGCTTTCCAAGCCTGGCGTGCTGGATTCCGTGAGGGCGTGAAAATGTGTTTAGACCGTGGTCGTCGACCTACTGTGACTGAATTTCAGACCCGTGTGCATCAGCGAAATCTGGATAATCTTACCATCTGGCACAATGTGGGTGCAGATGTGGATTATGGATATTGGGCTATAGCGGGCGCTCGGCAAGGCACATATATGACCATGCTCACAAACTGGGATTACTTACAGGTACAAAGCTTCGATTCACTGGCAGAACTTTGGAAAACAGTTGAGAACGAACAGCCCGAGCATGTTAGTAATAATATTGCCAATGAATTACATACACAATTAGATCTACCCATGCACATGCTCACAGAAGAAGCCAGTAAGTTTTTCAAACATCATTATCGCAGCAATTGGCATAACCGTGGCGTCATGGTTAGAGAAATGGACATGATCTATCAACCAGGAGGTCAATAATGGTCTGGCGCTGTGCAGCAATTGATCATGGAGTTGCTTTCCATAATGATGGAACAATAGCACCATGCTGTTTAATTTCTCATACCTATAAAAAGCCCATCTCGGAAATCAATAACAACCCATTTGCAGATTTAAAAGAATCAACCCCACCTGTTGTTTGTCAAGTTTGTGTCGACGCAGACAATCGTAACATACAAAGTTATCGACGGAGATTCAATGAAATAAAAAGTGATCGGCCCGGATTCCAGTTTGTTGATATAAGAAATACAAATGTGTGTAACTTTAAATGTAGAACTTGCGGCCCTCAATCCAGTCATCTTTGGGCTACCGAACTAGGAAAAAGTATTCCTATTAAACATTTTTCATTGTCTGACTACAAACACCACATTGTTAATGACAGTGTACAGGAAATTTACTACACCGGCGGAGAACCTTTAATCAATCCAGAACATTGGGAGTTGTTAGAAGAATTAACAGTCACTGGCATGAGTAAAAATATCACATTACAATACAGTTCCAACATGTCGGTATTAAAATTCAAAGACAAAGATATTTTTGATGTTTGGAAAAATTTTAAATCAGTGAAAATTATGGCCAGCATTGATGCGATCGGAGAAAAGTTTGATCACATACGTTCGGGCGGCACTTGGGCTGTGGCAAATGAAAATATCCAGGCGTTAAGAAAACACAATATAAAATTAACTATTTCAGCTACAGTGAGCATTTTGAATTTGTGGTTCTTGGAAGAATTATTGATATTTTTCAATGATCAAAACATCTCAGTCGAGTTGACCAATTTGTATTATCCAGATTATCTGTCATTGACTGTGATACCCGACGAACTCAGAACCCTGGCGTTGAATTGTGTCGACAACATTGAAAAAATATATCACGATAAACACAAATGTGATTTCATGAGAGAACAGCTAAACAACAACATAAACCAGTCTCTGTTCAGAGATACTGTTATGCAAACTCTATTGCTAGATAAAATAAGAGGAGAAAAATTATTTGATTTTCTTCCCTTTCGAGATTATGCACTAAAACTAGTATGAACAATAAAAGTGGTTTTCAAAAGTCGGCAGAACAGATGAAAGACCAATTAGGTCATGCATTATGTTTAGCCAAATGGAAACAGGTCAGTTTACATCTTACCACAGGGTTAAATAACTCATGCTATCATCCGCCGTTGCACCCGATAGACTCTGCTGCGATTGCTGTCAATCCTGCTGCCCTGCATAACACTGAGCATAAAAAAGCACAACGCAAGATAATGCTACAGCAACAGCGTCCTGGTGAATGCAGTTACTGTTGGAACATGGAAGATTTAGGCAAGCTCAGTGATCGGCATTATAGATCAGGTGAGCCTTGGGCTGCTGTGGATTTTGAAAAGATAAAAAACTCAACTGGAGATGAAGAGGATGTCATACCGTCATATGTGGAAGTCAATTTTAACCATGCCTGCAACCTTAAATGCAGCTATTGCAGCCCGCAGTTCAGCTCTAGTTGGCAGCAAGAAGTTGAACGTCATGGGGCATTTCCTACTTTGGTTCCTCATAACGCTGCTGAGCATTTTAGCGGCAATCGCAGGCCTATCCCTGCCCGTGATCACAACCCTTATGTAGAAGCATTTTGG